ATGTAGTACCGTTACGAATTATGTATACAGTATCACCGAAGTCTAATAGACCAGCAGGAGATGTAGTTGGTGCTGTTGAACCTCCAACAGCATCTGTAATTACAACAGTCATTCCCGTTACCCAATGATCTGCAAAGTTTGATCCAACTGTGGCTGTATCAGAGACGGTATTAACGGCACCTGCTGTAAACGTTTCAACAAGAGTTGAGACTCCAAGCCCGACAGTTGTTCGACCGTTTAGATTTGGAACATTAAAGTTTGCACCAGAACCACCCCATGTGTATCCAATTGCAGTGAATAGTACTGGATATGTAGCTGTTAATTGAGAAGATCCATCACAATTCAACCATCCTGTTGGTGCAACATTTCCACCGAAGTCTATAATTGCACCTGCAGGGATTGTAGCTGCCACTTGACTATCGACATACGTCTTATTTGTTGCGTGTGTACCTAAAGTAGGAGTATTTGGCAGTACAACTTGGGCAGCTCCTGTGAGATTAATGTTTGCTGATGTGTTTAAGACACCAGTCATTGTGTCACCACCGACGTTCACATAAGTAGCGTCAACGAGTGAGGTAATGTCAAGAGCAACGACGGGTGTAGTTGCCGAAACTCTACCTTTAGTATCAGTTGTTATTTTAACGAATGACGCTACAACAGGAGTACCGACGTTAACTAATGCAAGGACACCAGCAGTACCATTAACCGTAGCAGATGATGAGCTTGATACATCTGTACCAGTAAATGATACCGTTGAACTATCAACATACGTTTTTCTTGTTGCATCAGTTCCAACTGTTGGAGCTCCAAGATTCGTGATCTTGAATCCACCCATGTTAATATCCGCTGTTGCAGCAACACCAGGACGTAAAAGTTCTACCCAGGCAGGAGCAATTAAGGGAATAGTGCTACCAATACGGACTTTTAGATTTTGCTTAGTTGAATCAAACCACAATTGACCAACTGTGGGAGCAGTAGGAGGAGAAGCAGTAGGACTTGCGAAGTTCTCTAAAAGACGAACAAGACTTTCGTCTACTTTTTCACCATAGCGATTTCTGTCTGAACCAGGAAGGTCGAGAGGTGTATTTGCACTACCTGGTGGGATATCTAGCAGCCTGGAAGGACCATTGAGGTCTCGTATGGCAATTATAAACGGGGTCTTTCCAGTTAGTGTAGGTTCAGTAGGTAGTGAGGTAAAATTGATTACATAGGGTGTTGCCATAGTTAGCAATATCTCCGTAAACACATTGGTTCACAGATATTTATTACTAACCCATTAGATTCTCAACTCTTCTACACAGATGTCCATCCAATCGACAACTTGACGATTCTGATCGAATTTATACATCCAATAAGGTGCTCTTACGAGTGACTCAAAGAGTTTTTGTTCGTTCTCATCTAGTGAGATAAGAAACTCTTTGAACTTGTGGCTTCTGAGTAGAATCCACGGTGTTAATTTGTGTTCACGAATCAATTGAAGTACCTCTCCACTTGTTAGGTAGAGAAACACATCAGTAACAGAACAATTAAAGGTTTCAGAAAGATCAAACAGAGTACGGACAGTAATCTCTGCTAATTTTGTTGGTGGAACCGATTTGTCAATGAACTCAAGATACATTGCATATACTTCATCATTTGTCCACATTGGTGGGGGATACTGCTTGTCAATCATCATCTTGACAAACAGATCCGTATCAGTTAGATGCACTCTGCGAACAAAGTCGACAAATCTATGAAATGAAAGATAATACTTGGACTTGAGGAACGCAGAAGCTGTTGGAACTTTCTTCTGTTGAAACTTGAACCATTTTTGATAATATGACCACGCTGCTTGACCACGTGGAGTCTTAAACTCCTCTTGTCGTAGCATTTGTGTACATTTGTGTTTGAGATATCTATCCTCATCAACAAACGTAGAAAAGCAGAAACTACACTGAAACTTGTCAGCGAAATCTTGGATTGTCACTTCTTGAGTTCGACTTTTAGTTTTGTTATTTCTTCTTTTTGGTATCCAAGACCCTCTGCCAATGAAATAATCTCTTCATCAGAAAATAGGGGAAGGACTTCTGTTGCATGGACTGTATTATAGTCATACTGACGACAAAGTATTTCAACCGCTTGTGGTCTATTCTTCCGTCGTCCTGTACTTGTCTTTAACCATGTATACTTATAGAACTTTCCAGGCGTGCATGTGCACATTAGATCAAACAATAGTTGTTTATGTTTCTGCAAAGAGAACACATATGGATTGACAAGTTCGTTAAGAAGAATCACCTGGAGTGGATTTGATGTTCCAGAAAGCCATCTCATAAGAACGAGAGGAGCTATACTTTTCTGTTCTTCTTCTGTAAGACCAGTATAGTACTGATGGTTCTTTTTGTTGAGATTTCCTAGAACCTCAAATATATCGGTCTTGTATTGTGTTGCCATATGTTGGTAAGTGTTTTAACTATAGTATGTTATACTGGTCTCAATTTCTTGTTACAGAACTTACAATCAACATATTCGCCGTCATCATCTGTCTTAAAAATCAACAAATCGTATGGATGAACACATTCTTCAACCATTTCAAGTCTAAGTTCAGCAACTTCATCCTTGATTGGTAGCATCTTAAAGTGGAGATCGATCAGCTTTTCTTCTAGAGGTTGTAGTCGCTTAACTAGTTCTTCCATGTTGTCACGTTTTCTCTGCCAAGCAGTCTTTTCAGGACGAGTAGCATGATTAGCAACAGCTTCGAGAATTTTTCTCATATGAAGTTGTTCTTCAGTTTCATTTTCTGGTTTTTTAGTTCTTGACATTTTATTCCTCATTCTCGTATTGTTTGTAGTATTCTCGTTCGACCTGTCCTGCATTAAAATCCTTTAATGGTCCATTATAGATTTCTAAATCAGCAAAAATAGTCATCCACACTTGAGAGTCTACTTCTGACAACGTGTATACATATAGTTCATCTTCTGAGTCAACAGGATAGATATAAACGTTTCCGATGTCTTCCTTTAGACGACGAACCACATGTGCTGCGAGACATTCAATTCCGTTAAAGTACCTTGGTATATTTTGTCCTGATTGAATTCCATCAACAATTGTACAGTACCCATTATTAAGGATCTTAAGTAAGTCGTTTCCCATTCCGGTTGGAAATCCATCAGATTGGCGATAGATTGTTACCAGTATCTTATTATCTCCATTCTTTATGCGGACTAAGCTGCTTGTTCCCATTGTATGTCTCTCTCAAACATTGTGACAACATCTTCGAATGTTATCTTTCTCTCATATGGTTGTAAATTCTCATCTAGTTCGTATACTTCTGCAGTCCCACCTTCATTTAATAGTGCTGCAACAATATGTCTATGACAGAATGATCCTGTCTTTTCATAACATAACATGATGTCACCATCTTCAAATAGATCAGCAATATCTTGTGCAAGTGTTGGTACCGCTACTGTCTCTGGTACACCTCGAAGTTTGTTAAGGTATTCAATTGTGTAATCGTTCTTTCCTAAATTGTCATTCTTGTATCTTCTCAACATATCCCATGTTGGGGCAAGTTTAACAATCCTTCGACCAGGAAATCCTGGTGGTGATTTTGCACTTATTGATATTGCTCTCGGGTGTCTGCTCGCTCTACCAAAGTATGAAGTGTACAGTGTTTTCATTTCGATTGTTCTAATTTCTGTTCTTGCAAATCTTCAAATTGGCTAATAAGATGGTCAATAAGATGTTGTATCTTCTGTTCGATCGGCGTATCGATGTCTTGGTATGTTGAACTCACCCACGGTGAATCACAACAACCACAAGAAGAAATATACAGTTTGTGTTTTACGCAAATTGCTTTGTAGTCTGCTAGAAACATATCAAGTTGTTCACGTGTCATATTTGTCCCAGTCTAATTAACATTGCTGCCGTGTTGATCTCTGCATCCGCACAAATCCCGTGCTTATATAGGTGCTCAGCAATAATTGTGATACCTTCTTCCCACTTGTCTGTCTTGGCAAATTTTGTTGAACGGTGTAGATTCTCATAAAGAAATCTGTATACATCCTCCCATTCGCCATTTGTTACGGTTCCACAGATAACCTTTCGTGCCTCAATCCATCCGTCAACCTCGATTAAATCGAGTAGTTGTAGTTTGTAATCACCTGTCTCTGCAGATGTCGATGTTGGAGAATGTAAAATACCATTAATTGTTCCAAGCTGGATCGAATTTATGATCTTTCGAATGTCTGGATAACCAACAGCAATATATTTGTCAACATCATCGAGGTTGAATTGAACTTTTTCCGCAAGTAGGATTCTTGCAACAAGTTCAGCTATCTCGTCTGTATTGAATGCTTTGAATCTTAATTCCTGACATCTTCCAATAATTGGAGGAATGATCTTGTTAACATAGTTGCACGTGAGGACGAATCGTGCTGTATCGACGTATTCTTCCATTAACATACGAAGAATTGCCTGGCCATTTGGCGTAATGTAGTCGGCTTCTTCTAGAACAACTACCTTAAAATCACCAAGTGCAAAGGTTGTAACGAATCCTTTAATCTTGTCTCGAATTGTATCAACATTATTCTCATCAGATGCGTTGATTTGCATATGGTCAATAAGGTTAACACCAAGTTCTTTAAGAAGGATTCTGACGAGTGTTGTTTTCCCCGATCCAGGTACACCCGAGAGTAATAAGTGTGGGATACTTTTTTGATCGATCATCTTCTGTATGATCTTGCGATGTTGCTCTGATTGGAATAGGTAACTTGATAAGTCTTTTGGTCGATATTTCTCGACCCATAGTTTTTCTAAACCTACTGATGAAATTTCTGTACTTTGTTTGAAATTTTGTGGTGTTATTGTCATATTATTGTTCTAGATAAGATTATATCAAATAATCTTACAGGAAAATAAAAGGAAAATCAAGAGGGTTATGGAGTTAATGAAGACCTACGAATTCTTCTTACAGCCTTTGACTTTTGTTCTTCGTGGTGCTTTTTATGCTGTTCTAGATGTGCCTCAATCTGATGTTTGAGGGTGATATCTTGCGATGATAGTATTGGTTGTTTATTAAGAAGTTCAAGTTCGGCAATAAGAAGTGGTATATCAGTAGTTTCAACATTAGTAATTCTTTCTGGTTGTTCAACTGGTTGTTGCTTAACTTCAGCTAGCTCAACAATGTCGGGTTCGGGTTCATCAAATGATACTTCACCATTGTCATTGGAATTAAGTTCTAATGGCGACGGTTTCACAGAAGTACCAGTATCAATAAGTGATTTTTGGGGTTCGTTTAAAAACAAATCAGGAACTATTGTAAGTGGATTATTGACTGGTACAGATGGACCCTCTGCATATGATGCCTTTAAGACATCCAGTGAAGACTTCTCTTCCTGTCTAACCTTAATCGCGATGTTTGTTGCAATTGTTAAAGCAACAGCTAGTGGATCGAATACTATGATCAACATTAAAATTAGCCATTTTGTTGCATCATCAATTGTCATTCCTGAAGCACGAGCAATGTAAATAATTGGACCTACATGAGCTTCTACCTTGATAACATCTGAACTTAGTTTCTGAATCTCGGTCGTAATTTGTGGTAGTCTTGCATTAATTTGTTTTGTTTCACTTGCAAACGATTGAATCAATTTTTGACGACCACGAACATACTCGGGAGGAAGTTGTGCTATTTGAGCATCAATTTCTTTCTTTCTCTGTTGCAATGTCGCTTGTTCTTCTCGAAGTAACTGAATTTGAGTAGTTGTATCTTTATAGTTAATAGTATCTTGTTGGTAGCCAGCACTGAGATATCCAAAATGTCCAATTGCGGTAATTACCATCAACAATATAACTGCCGTTACTAAGTATGCTTTTAAACTGTAAAAGATTTTATTCCAGAACTTATACAAAAAAGAGGCTGTAATTAATTTTCCACACTCGAGTACTATTCCCATTATCACGATGGACCAAAATATACCACCAAAAGTGTGCGCCAATCCCCATACACTAAAAAAAGCCGAAATGGTTGCAAGCGAAAGGGTCACTGCAACTAACATAGAAATAAATATCATTGTATTCCTTGCTGGTTATGATAAATAATCAAAAATACCCTGTCCTATATATGAACAAACTAAAGTCATTAACACAACTTATAAGCGAATGTAAAAACGTTCACGGTGATAAGTATGATTATTCACGTGTCGTATATAAAGGTACACACGTGAAAGTCACAATCGTTTGTTATGTTCACGGTGAGTTTAAACAAGCACCAGTCTCTCATATAAGCTTACGACAAGGCTGTCCACAGTGTTATGGGAATAAAAAGAAGACAACTGTCGACTTTATACGAGATGCTATTGAGGTACACAGAACAAAATACTCTTATGACTTTGTAGACTATAAAAATAGTGACACAAAAGTCACAATTGTTTGCCCATTGCATGGAAAATTTGATCAGACTCCTAAAAATCATATTATTCGAAAATCGGGCTGTCCGTGGTGCGTTAATCGTGCCAGATTATCAACAGAACAGTTTGTTGTGAGAGCACAAACGATACATAGTTACGATTTTGATTACAGTCAAGTTGTTTACCAAAATATGACAACACCCGTGGTAATAATTTGTCCATTTCATGGTCCATGGAAAACTTTACCAACAATTCATCTACATAGTAATACTGGATGTCCAATATGTTCAACTTCAAAGGGGGAAAAACGAATTCGGGCGTTTCTTGAAAGTAACAATATTAAGTTTATTCCTCAATATAGTCCAAAGGATTTGACAAACATTACAAAAAAGGCACACTATAGATATGACTTTTATTTGCCTGATCATAATATCTTAGTGGAATTCGACGGTCTTCAGCATCAGAAATTTGTTCAGAGATGGCATAAGACAGAAGAAGGTTTTGTAAGATCAAAACAAAGAGACACCATTAAAACACAATATGCTGCTAGTAAAAATATCCAGCTTATTAGGATACCATACAAGAACATGGATATGATTGATCAGATATTGACAGAAGAATTATTGTAGACTATCTCCGTCGATTGCTACAATATCTTGGTACGTTGTCCGCCAAATCTTAATATCGTCATATGACATTCCAGGAGTCCATCGTAGTGGTGCAATTAAAACATCAACGCCTGGTTTAATGCGGTCATCTGTGATACGAGACCCAAAAGCGATAACCTTACCCCATCGACAGTGAGTTGCTGATCTTTGAAAATCCGGGATCAATAAAATCCCACTTTCTCTTCTTTCTGTAAATTTCCCACCAACGATACCATCGTAGAATGCGAACAGAATATTATCACCGACTGGTGCCAACATATAAAATTCCCTTTTACTTTGTTTCTTGTGATAACTTTGGATCAACTTCAATCGGTGCTACAGCTACGACAGTTGTGTCTTTTGTACGCTTTTTGCGTCTCTGTCGACGTGCTGTTAGATCCTCACTTTTTTGCAAGATGAGTTCTTGAGCTCCAGATATAGTAGCTCCTTCAAGTTGTGCTTTAATTCTCAAGAGGTCGAAGTCTACTTCAATGCCTCTTGCACTACGAACGATACGACGTGCCATAATTACACTCCTAGGTCGTAATTATTTATTCAGGGTTTTATGAAGTCTTCAATATCCAAATCGTGTTCAACACTATCAATATCGTGAACTTCAAGTAAGTACAACACATAGGAGGACACACTACTTCCTCGACCCACACCCCAAACAATATTATGTGTCTTGAAGGTATCTATAATATACACCATCAATCTCAAAACATTGTACAAATTGTGTTGTTTATATAACTCCAATTCTTGTGCGATCCGTAGTTCTCTTTTCTCAATTTCTGCTACTGTCAACCCATCAAAGTGAAACTCTGAATAGAACTTTGTTACAATATAATCAACGACATCGAGCGTCTTGTACTTTTCAGGTATGTTCCACGAGAAGTCTAGATCGTTACAATGTGGTTTTACAGTAATTCGTTTATCAACCCCAACAAGTTTATTGTACTTATCAAGTTCAGTATTGATAGAACTAACAAATACATTGTCTAAATTTCGTTTACGTTTGACAAGGTCAAGTAACACAGATGGGTCAACTGTTGTTGACCCATCAAACCAGAGTTTTCTATCTGTTAGAGATGTGTACATCATAAAAACTGTCTTGGTTGATAATTGGCTCCAGATAAGTCTGATGGGGTAGTCTCATTCCCGAGTCCACCAAGTGATGGTGGTGCATCAACACGAGCAGTAGGACCACCTGTTGGCATTGTAGTTGACATCTTTGGAAGATTCGTCGGTCGAAGATGTTCTGGAAGGTTCGCAAATGCTGATGGTGGTGGCATTAGAGGAGCATCTGCTCGATCGAGTGGTATCTCACCAGAAATAAATCCTGGTGGTACTGCTGATGGGGAAGCTGACACACTCGATCGACGATTTGCAATGTCAGCTTGTTGCTTTACAGTTTGTAATTGTTCGTTTACTCGTTGTTGAACGAGTTGATCAATAGATGTGCCTAACCCCTCAACACTATCAATCTTCGCACGAATTTTAATCCATTGATCTCGACTTGGAGACCAATCATCTGGTTGCATATCTTCAATACCAGATAACCAAGCTCTAAATTCAATCATTGTTATCTTATTGTTCATAATTTCATCCTATTTCATCCTATTTCAAACTTTTGTTTCCTGTTATTTATCAACGAAAAACTCACATGAACCCATCCACTCATTGGATCATTTGGTCGGAAATACTCAAGAATCAGTTGATCATATGCAGGTATGTTTTTCTCAACCCAATCTGCAAGTACAGGATTTGGAACTCCAGGGATTTGAACGTCAACAGCTTCACCTTTTGGATGGCTCTTGAGAGCAAAATACTGTTTCCATGATTCAGCATTTGCTTTGATTCCCTTTCGGGCGCACCATGTTTTCCAAGCAGCATCGTTGATTGCTTTTTCGAGTTTCTCACCACGATACCATGATGTTGGTGCAAATGGTATTCCGAAATGTTCACGAATTGGATCGAGAACGTTAACAGCAACGGCTTGAGCTGCTACGAGAGTTGGTTGTGTTGGTGTATTATCAATCATTAGACGAGTTGCAGTATCAGACTTTGCAATCTCATACATCTTGAAGTATCTGCTTATTGGTTTTGTTGGATCATATATTAACATGTTTATCTCCAGGTTGGATTAGTTCTTGCATCATAATAGGTCTCCGATGATTTTGTCTTTCAAATACTTATTATAGACATCCGTTGGTGAAACGTTTATCCAAAGGTGTTCAGCAACAGGATGGCATAACATTTGGTGTTTGTTTAATGAAGGACCAATATTACGATTGAGTTGCGTATAGTCGACGGCAATTACACTTGCTCCGAGTGGTTTATTAACATAAGGACCACCGATAAGTGCTGTAAATTGACGACCTGGTAGGTCTCTAATTTTTACTGTATCAAGTTGCATTGTCTCCTGATCATAGACAAGCAAGTACCAAATTGTTGGAAGGATTATATCAAATCCTTCAATTCTTATTGTTAGTGCTGGACATGTAATCTCTTCCAAAATTGGAATTGGAGCAAGACAGTAGTCCATTAGAGAAAGATTCAGTATCCACATATGTCTTGTCACAAGAGGAGTGTACATTGACTCTATTATTATAGGTTTTGTGGCATCGTCAAATATCATCATTTTTGGTCACCAAATCCTGAAAAGAATTCTCGTTCAAGCCCTGTTGTTTCTTTTGAGTAGTAATCAACGGTATACTTCTTGAACGGATAGTTTGCTTCTTGGTAATACTTTATTCTTTTCTGCAGATGCTGCTTACTATACTTGAGATCACTACAAATGTCAATGACATCCACGTGATTTTTATCTTTACTCTTTCGAAGTCCACGTCCAATTGCTTGAATCGTTCGAATAAAAGACTTTCCCATATCAACGAGAACAAGATTAAAAATTCGATCAATGTTAATTCCGACGCCAGCAATCTGCACTGTTGCTATGACAACAAGATTGTTATTGTGTTCAAAAAGATCGAATACCTCTTGTCTTGTTTCACGATCCGTTTTTCCTGAGATGAATCTCGACTCAGGAATTATCTTATGTAACTTGCGCCCAAAAGGAACCGATGTTACAAGACACAAAACATTTCCTTTATGTCTTTGGCTCTTCTCCACCAAAAAGTCAGCAATCCAACTTCGTCGGTCATCATTGAGTTCGAGGAACTGCTTCTCAAGTTCATATGTTGTGATCTTTGTGTCGAGATCATAATCATCTACAACGATTTGATCATTAAGTTGCATTGTATGAACATTTAATGTTGCTAACCATCCTTCTGTGATTAGGTCATCTGCAGTAACAGAGAACAATACGTCACCGAGAGCAACCTTAACTGCAAGTTTGTCAGCAGGTGCTTTCGGAAGAGTTCCTGTTAGACCAATACGGTATGGAATGTGGGCGCCATGGTTGTTAAGAAGTTCAGTAAGGACGCTACTTTTTACTTTATGACACTCGTCCACTACTACTACTTGAAACTCTTTTAGTACATGTGGGATATTTTTCAATGACTGCCATGTTGTCACCACATGTGTGTGTTTATAGTCCTTAATACTTGCTGATATTTCGCTAACGTCAAGATTGAAGAACTTGAATTCAGAAACAGTTCTATCAATTAGTGAAAGATTTGGTACAATCGTAATTGTCTTTAGACCCTGTTTTGCGTAGACATCAACAATACATGCATTTACAGATGTTTTTCCAGCTCCAGTTCCAGCAATAATAATTCCTTTACCTTCAGTAAGGGCATGGTTAATTGCATCAACTTGATACCATCGCAATTGATATGGTTCGTTAGTTTTTGGATCTATGAACTCAGAAAAATAGTCACAATCAATTGGATCAATCTCAAGTCCCTTATGAACACGACGATCGTCAAGTTCTATTTCGTAACCAAATGCAATAACCTTTGGAACGATTTCAGGGAGTAGGTATTGATATGTCTTTCCAGTTTTCTGAAAAAACCGAATATTGCCGTCCCATTTCTTCAACTTGTATGAAGGAGCGAAAAAGTAGTTTTCCGCACGAACCCCGTACTCCTTATAGAAGTATTCGATTTGATCTGGATGTAGACCAGTTATAAAGCAATTGACCTCATCAGTTAGGACTATTTTAGATTTCTTGGTATGTGTTTTCTCTACAATCATGTTATCATGTAGTCACTTGCCTCAGCGATCTTGAGTCGTGTTACGTTGTTTAACGCATACCCTCTCGTCTCAAACGCTTTGACAATCTCGTCATATTGATCATATCGTTCTTTGACAGCAAGAAACAGTGAAAGTTGTTTAACATATCTGTTGTCACTCTTTGTATACTGTGTTTTATCACGCCAGTCTAGATCGACGTTAAATCCTTCTGTGTACTCTCTCCACACTGATCCATGTGCTGAATCAAGTTGACCTTCCATAAACTTTACAATCGCTGCAAGTTCTGCACGTTTCCGTGCATATTCATAGTAGTATGATGCTTGCTCAATATTAGCACGCTCAATCGTTTTACCTTTGATTCTTATACGCGATTCAACTTCAACCTCATCAATGTTATAAAGTACTAGAACATCAGGAAGGTTTGTTAAACTTTCACGTAAAGCTTCAATTGATTCAAGTGCTTGACTCAATGTAATACCCTTTTTGCTGTAGTAAGTGTTATTGGCACATCCTCACTTTCATTCGTAACAGGGTGTTCGATAAGATGATTCTCTTGTAGTGCACGACGTACCTGTTGTGTAATTAATTCCTTCGCAAGTTGTTCCTCTTCGTCAACTCGTTTTTTAAACTCTTCGTTTGCATTATGAAGGAACACTAGAACATCCTGTCTTGATTGTTTGGCAATTATGTCCATTGGTATCCCAACAGTTACCACCCTAAATAGGTTTTCTTTTGGATCGACAACAATTCGACCTACAACTACAAGAACGTCTTTATCATTAAGGTGTACTGATACCCAATCGAATTGTTCTGGTGATTCTTTAAAAAATTCAACGATAGCATCGTACATAAATTGCAGCTGAAGGTTGATTTTTAATGTTATCGTTTTATGAATACCATCTCTTCTTTCAAACATTTCCTTAAGGTTGTCTTCGAAAAATTTAGGTGTATCAAGTTCAGGATTCATTGTTACTCCATATTAGGTCTTGTATGTCCATTAGCAAGTGAGCTACAAACTTAAGATCCACTGACCGTTGCAATTTTGTTTCTGTATATGCTTGTTTGATTTTTGCATCCATTTCTTCAGAGTACTCAATCAGTTCTTCATATGACCACTTTCCGTTGCGAATATCGAGAAGTTCTTTTGCATCATGTCTTCGAACAAACATTTGATGCTGAGTGAGTCCTTCATATCCCATTCTCATTAGACGAACAAGATGCATAGCGTGTTTTGTATCATACCCAAATCGTTCTTCGAGTTCTGAACGTGCCTGATTACGATTTTCTTTCCATATCCAATAGTTCTTCCAGTTTTCATGAGCTTCTTTGAACAATTGCAGATTAACTTTAGCAACCATTAGTGGGGTTTGTTCTGATTCCCAATGTGCAAAAAATTCATTTGTTAAAGGAGTTGGATTTCCACGTTTATCTAACCATGTTTCACCCTTCCATGGATATACCACATAGTGATTATCGCCAATATCTCTTGCAACAGTGTTTTCCGTTGGTACAATCTTATTGAATTCCTTTTTGTCAGTCATATTGAAGACGACAGATGTAAAATCTTTTTGTTGTGGTTCTTCAATAGGTTGAGGATTCATTATCCACTTATTATGTCCCTTGATCCTTTTCAGTTGTGAAACGGCATAGCCGGAAAATGTATATGCTAGTTTAGATGAAAGTAGTCTATCGCGACTGTTTCTTAACATTTCATATGCTGGAGTTCTTATAGTGATGTCACTATCATTGACCCATAATGTTTCAATAATATTTGGATTTTGGTCTATAATAAGTTTGAGAAAGTTTGACACCTCATAGTATTTCGTGTCCTCCCCCTCACCTTCCACTTCACGAACCGGAAAGAATGGTGTTCTAATATTAATTGGTTGAGCAACAAATACTCCACGTATGTCTAGGTCTGAAGTAGGTAGAGCTGTACCATAAGCATGGCTACCAGCTCTATGTTCAACAATTATGTTTTGTATATTGTACGTCATGGTCCTAGTGAATAGTATTCATAGTGCTTATTCATTGTTTTCTCTGCAGCCTTAGCTGCAGATTCAAGATCGATATATGTTGAATCCGTGAAATAGTCTGATTTTAGGTTGTATTGTAGGTCACCATACGGACGGATTGTTGTTAATCCTTCACTGTCCGTTATTAGTTTAAGTAGCACTTTGCCATTTGAATCCACAGCGTGCATGGAGCTACCTCTATACACCCACTTCCAACGTTCGTTTTGTTTCCCACATTCCAAATCAAGTACCATTATACCACCTCCACTTCTGCTGCATCGGCTCGTCTTCCCTTCAACTCACCAGGAATGTTTTGTTGTGGATCAATTTCTTTATCATCAACAGGAACACTAATAAATTTCTTAGATAGTGCTTCAGCCTTGAGAAGTAGGTCATCAACATACTTAGGGAGGTCCCTTTCGTAGAACGTATCGGAAGAACCTGGTAGTGCAAGACGAGAACCTCGTTTCTCAATCACACCAAGACTAATGAATGCATCTTTGAGACCAGATAATGGATCAATGCCTTTATCATATGGAATTTCAATCTCAACTGTCTGATATGGTTTTGTGAATCGTGTCTTGAATCCTTCAGCAATCATTCTGATACCAGAAACGTCCTTATTTTCGTCCTTAAGTTTTAGTTTCTTCAAAAGAACGATTTGTGACAATGCGTATCTAATTGCCTGATTGACGACCCATACACCTTCGCCTTGTAGGATTTGTGCTTGTGTTGCTGCATATACTTGACCAGTGATAACCATCGAAACGTTTAGACCCTTGATATTCTGTACAAACTGACGTAGCATCATCTTTGCCTGTTTTGCACGAAGCCCTTGATCGGCTGACATATCGCCTTTTTGGAAATGCTCAAGTTCAGATTCTGTTGATAACATATCTAAGCTGTCAAGAGCGATTAAAACTCTTGGAGCTTTCAGATCTGTACCATACTCGTCTCTGTATCCTTTAAGGAATGTTGAGACAGCCTTAATGGCGTTTGGAATTGTTGTTACAGACTTGTAGATATAATCTTTATCAACTTTAACCCCAACGTTGCCCATGTAGTCATTATCAAGTGCGTTTTCCGAATCAAGTACGAACGCCCAGTCACTTTGTTGTTGTACCATCTTGACAATGTTACCAGTTAGATAACTCTTACCTGTTCCCGATGGTCCAACAAGTCCTGTAATACGTCCTTGTGGAATTGCTTTGTAGAAACTTCCAGAAACAATTCTGTTGAGACAGTAGTTTCCTGAATTATACCAATAACGAGGAGGTTCTGACGAATCTCCAATACCGGTTTCATCTTTTAGTTCCTTTTCAAACTGTTTTAGAAATTGCATAACATTCTCCTAGACGAGGGATGTGCCTTCAAATAAAAACACATCCCTCTATTGGTTACTTACCAGCTGTGGCGCGCTCACTTGCACGTTTACGAATTTGTGCGAGAATGTTAACAGACTCGTCATCTTCACCTTTTGCTGTTTCAGTTGCTGCTTGCTTAGGAGTTGTTACAACAGTTGTCGAATGATCGCTATCATCGCTGCCACCTGCTGTTGGTGCAACATAAGGCGTTCCCTTAAGTGCTGCCTCCAACATTTGCTCAACCTTTTCACGACCAGGATGCTTTGGTAGAAGTGTTGATAGATCAACAAGACCACTTCCTACATGCTCAACCGTTACTGGATCAAGAGCAGATGAGTTCTTAGCGAACTTACTACGATCATATGCTGCATACCCACCCTTCTCTGTCTTTTTGATAATGAAGTTTGTTCCAGCAGTGTAGGAAAATGGTAGATCATCAAGATCGCCTTCTTCGAAAGCGTCCTTAATTACATCATACAGCTGGTTACCGATTGCAACAAACCTTGTTTTTCCTTCGTGGCTCTCACCTGTATCTGCATTTGCAGGAAGTGGATCCTCAAGAACGAGAACGTGGCCAATATACTGCTTTTTACGGTAGTACAGTTTGCCATTTTCCTTGTCATCATTCTTGTAGAAAGCAGACGAAACTTTACAGATTGGACATTCTTCGCCATACATTTTCAGACATGGAACAGATTTACGCTCACCGTTGATTACTAATGTGTGCATTAGTTTCTCAACGAGAAACCCTAGAGGATTATCGTCGTTCTTATCTGCTAGCCAACGGACGATAGACTGCTCGCCAACTTGCATGTTATAGAATGGGTAGTAGTTGTTTTGACCGACAGTGTTTGTCTCACCAGTCTTTTTGAAAGCACTTCTCAGTGCATTGATATCGATTTTAGTTGCCATATTACGTCCTTTCTCTTTTAATTGTTGTTTTGTTGTTTGAACGCTTTAGAGGTTGCGATTTGCATTATTTTAAGTTGGGCCCTCTAACCAACTGAAGTTTTATTTTATAGCGTAACTTTATACTAAAACGCTAGTACCTTTCAACGGGTAACAATAGTATTTATGGTTACCCTAAATAGTTTCCCTTATAAATCGCTTACCATGTATTAGATACTTCAAATAGTACCCAACCATCTAACCAGGCTGCAGTTGTTGTTGATATTCTAGATGCCAACAAAGTCTTTCCGCCAACAACAAATTGTATATCATCTCCAAACAATGCATTTCCCATTCCAGCCAATATGTAAATTCCTGGCAATGTACCTCTCCAATATGCATTTGCTCCTGGTTTCTCCGCAATTTCTAAAGTTGAGAAGAACATCTTTCCATCTGGGACATGTGGGTTGGTGAATACAGTTGTATTACTTAATTTCCCACCTGAAACCTTATCACTTTCGAATGGAACTAGTCGTATCGCTTGAGAAGTTCCTGTTTGATCTTGTTGTCTGGCAATGAATATCGCACCTGCCGCTGCGGGTGTCACAGTAGGAATTGTCGATTCAATTGCGGTCTGTAAATAAGAACCAACATATGTTGCTCCTAGACTTCCCAGTATAATCGTGTTAAACGCATCTCCAGATTTCTTGGAAGGTACATCACCAAATCCAGATACGACGAATCCTGTACCACTTGTGGTATTTGTTTGTGCTCGAACCCAAAGCCACATAAATGTATCTGTTACTACCATTCTCCAGGCACCGCCAGTACCAGCAACAGTCATATTCTTATGCCACAATATATAGCCAGCACTTCCTTGTCCTTGTGCGGCAGACGGAAATGGATTTGTTCCAACATCGACGGTTGTCATTGATTCATACGCAGTAACTCGTGCTGATCCACCCACTGGTGCATCTAATCCAGAATCATCAACTCGTAGATAGAACTGATTACCAGATGGTGGACGATAAACTGCTTTGTTTGCACCACTATATGGTTTAGTCCAGCCAGATCCAGTGACCAAAGCGAAATCAAGAACGCTAATTAATGTTCCTGCGCTTCCTCCAAGTTGAGGAGCACCTCCATCGGCAAATGTGTATACTGCTACGCTCATATTGGCAACGCTTTATTGTAAGTGGTTGAGTTCAATGTAAGTACAACTGTTGGACCTGATTGATAGACCCAATAAGATGGTGGCAATGGAAGTTTCAAAGTGTAATAGAAATTACCTGGTGGTTTCAATGTTGCTATTGCGCCAAGTGCTGACATTATTTCTCCTTAATCCCCAAACATTAAAAAGTAACTACTTTGTTGTGCGTTGAGTATTCCATCTATGTTATATTCGACAGCAAACCCCTGCTCGAGACCAAAAGCAGATCGTGTATCCAAATATATGTATTTCTTTCCTGCTTGCGTGCCACCTGTGTAATCAAATTGAAATTTGGTTCCATGTGCAAGTGGAGTAAAGTTTAGTGCTGCTAGTGATCCTGGTAAGTAACCCCTTAATATCCTAGTCGGCGTTGGTTGCACTAACCAGAATGGAGTGAAAGTAATTCCACCAGTTATTCTATCTGGCGTTGAAGGACCAACAAATGTACTATCTCCACCACTTATGCCGGCACTAGCAATCAGGTATGCATAATGTTTGCTTACTGTTTGAGAAGTCCCACCAGCATATGGTTGTGACATCCAATGTCCAGAAGACACTGTGGCATTATTAACCGTATCGTTAGCGGCTGTGATATTTGAACCACCACTTGTCAATGATACTTGGTTTGCAATTATTGCCGTATTACCAAGTCCACCACCTAAACTGACTATATCTCCAAAGAAGAAAGCAGTGCCCGATTGACTTGTATTCGTTGGTAATGTTAATTGGTTCCAGAAATAGAAATATGTACTTGAACCAATAACAATCCACTGTCTTGCAGTTGCCGCCGTTGCTCCATCAGTCTTATTAGCAAATGCACCTGCTGCAATCTGTGCGACACTCGGAAACGGATTTGTTCCAGTGTTGACATCAGACATTGTATCAAATCCTTTAATTCTAGCCAAAGTCGTTGCACTATCATCAATCCTTAGATATCTTGTGCTACCAGATGGCATCTGATATGCAGCCAAATCAGCCCCAGAGAATGCCTTAGTCCAGCCAAGTGATGTTCTTGATCCATACCCATTAACTAGGCACGCATCAAGTACGCCAATCATAGCACTGGCTGTTCCATTGAGAACTGGTGCTCCAGTGTCGGTTGAACTATAAAGTTGTATTGACATTTACCATGTATCCATGTTACTTCGTTACCAGGTGCTCGAAGTTTCTAATGCAACTAATGATGTATTGTTTAGATTGAAGAATTCAAATGATTTACCAGCAAGGTCACCAGTTCCAGTGAATGTATCACCCTTGGCGAAATTCACAAATGCAGACGATTCTGTCGACCACGCTCCTGGCAATGTCCCTCTAATTGACGAATATCTAGATCCATCAGAAACATTATACTGGTCTAACAGGAAGATTGGACTCAGGAACAAATGTGATGTTGCTGGATCTGGATATGATAATCCAAATGTAGCCGAATTGCCGACACTAAGGGCGTTAATTCCATCAACACCACAATCTTTGGCTCGTGATGGTGACATTGGGTTGTAGTCAAAGAAAGATGATGATGGGATACTGATTGCTGAATCAGGAAATTGAGTTGTATTGGTTACATTATTAAATTCAGGGTTGATTAGAAATGCACCTGATGTAGCAACTGTTCCAATTAAGATACAATTGTTCGTATCTCCTAGTTTGTCCGATTCGAAATCTCCAAAGTAATGTACCATAGTCAAAGTAGTAGCACTTCCCCACGCAACGTACATATAGAATGCTTTATCTGTTGCTATAATAGTCCAAGGTACAAATGCGACACTCTGCGTATATGAGACAGTAACCCCGACTCCAGGTGCAGCAGTTGGTAATGATACAGTTGCGGTAAATGGATCAATAAATGAAAGAACAGTACCAGTTGGAGCACAGAATGGACAAGTTAATGTCGTTCCTGCCATTAGCACACCTTCAATCCGTGTCGTGCTCACTATAGTTGTGCTCGCAGCCCCATAAGATGCTGTAAATGATCCTGATTGAGAGAAAGTACCAGTAACTGCAGTTGCTGCTTTCCTAAAGTATATGCTCGTATTGTTCCCAATAAGTCCAGGTGAGAACTGATTATTATTAACTGGTACATAATTCTTCACATTCGGGAATGGATTAGTACCACTTGTATAACTTGACATTGATTTGTAACCAGTAACTATAGCAGCGTTTCCAGTTGAATTATTCCCAGATGTGGGTGGAGGAAGAGAATGAAATTCATCATCTACCTTTAGATAATATTGGTTACCTCCTCCTTGACGATACACGGCTCCTACGAAGCCATATGGTACATTACCATCGGCTTTGAAAAACGGCCTTGTCCAACCTGAACTTAATAGGCAGTAATCAAGAACTTCAATTAAACTACCTGGTTGGCTAGATAATTTAGGTGCTCCGCCGTCCGTTGATCTATAAACTGTAGTTGTCATATATTACCATGTATTAGATGTTTCGAAAAGAATCCATTTCTTTGTTAGAGCACCTTGACCAACTGGCCTAGCTTCAAATGTCTTCCCAGGCAAATTGGTTATTCCTGTAATTGTTTGTCCTGCAGTTAAGAAAGTATTTCCATTATGGCAAGGAACTACCATTCCTGGTAATGTCCCTCTGCTGTATCCGTGACTAACCGTATTGTCTGTTCTAGCAAACTTTGGTGCTTCACTAATATTG